CCATAATCTCTAAGACCATAATAAGGTGGTGAAGTAACACACATTCTTGCTTTCTCATCAAATTGTTTGAGTGTGTTTCTACAGTCACCAAATAAAATTTTATCTCGCATAATAATTTAAAATCAAAAAAGAATAATTTAACAGATTATTTTTGTCTAACACTATTGATAAACAACTGCTTAATGGGATACCTACATCTTAAAAAATCTTCTATAAATTTTCTATCAGATACATCAGTTGTTTCAGTAAAATAATGTGACCTACCTTGATGGTCATTGTATCTACCACTAACAGTGTATTGAGTCATAGTTGTTAAAATCCACTATAGAATCTACTATAATTTTAGCACTTTTATTGTTTTCTATCAACTTATTCATCCATATTCTTTCATTAAGTGTAACTTCTCCATCTGTTGACACCATTCTACAACAAATGTCTATGATTCTATTTCTATAATTTTGACTTAACATTAGGTACTCATTCTTTGGTGTACTCTACCCATAATTTTTGTCTTTGCTTTCTTATCAGGATCTTTACCAGTTTCTTTTTTATAATCTGCTATCCCTTGATCTTTCATTATATTTCTTAATTTAGTTTCACCTTTTCTTACTACCTTCATTCTCTCTGCTCTGGTCATACCAGATGCTTTTTGTGGTTTATAATTTGGATCTACTTTTGCTTTTGCTTTCTTTGCTAGTAACTCATCAGCAGTCTTTGTCTTAACACCTTTCTTTGCTGCTCTTCTCTCCATTGCTGCCTTTCTCTGCTGTTCTCTAGGTGATAAACCAGCAGTTCCCCTTTCTTTAGTGGGTTGTTGCTGTCTGCCAGCAGGTGATCTCTTCACATTAGGTTGTCCTATATCTTTTCTATCTTTATATGTTTTTGCAGGTGCCATCTTACCACCACCTACTGCTTTCATTCTTCTCTTCTCTGGTTCAGTCTGCTTTCTTTTTGGTTGTATTCTTCCACCTTCTCCAGTTTTTCTTATTTGTGAACGCCCCATCACATCCTTATCATAAACTGCCTCACATAGAGACATAAATTCTAAGAATGACCTTTTCATTGGAAGATTAATTTGTTTCATATATTATTTATTTCTACCAAACATCAGGTGAGTTTAAATCCTCAACATATACTTTTAACTTTTCATTAGGATGAACATCTAATGTTTTAGACCAGTTGATATTAAAAGGATTAAAATCCTCTTGAACATCTAGTTCTAAGGTAACTCTATACTTTGATTTGAGTTGATCTTGAGCGATAGTAATTGACATGAGAAAACCCCTGAGAGATACTTATACAGTATAGGAAAATTTATCCAACTTGTCAAGAGATCCAATCAATAAAGTGTTCAATAATACATAATCATAACACTATATATGGTATTTACGTACTATAGATTACTTCTTTGATCTAAAATTCTCAAGATAAAATACATTTGAATTAATTTGTTCTATATTTTTATACTCAGGATATTCTTGTGAGAAAGAATAATTTGTGTCCTCAATTAATTTATTTGTTAGTTTGCATAGGGCATCTAATGTCTCTCCATTGATCTCAGAATATGGTGTGTCCTCAAAGACTCTCTCCTTTACATAGTCAAGTGCTGCAAGATATGAATCTGTATTCTCTTCAAAGTTCTTCAAATATTTAACACTATCATCAGATGAAAAGAAATCTAGTATTGGCATAAAACTGAATAATTATTTCCTATGGTAGGATAATTTTTACTGAATGTCAAGTGGTCTGTATTGTTGTGACTTGTATGCACCATAACTCACCACATCAGGATCTCTGTCATCCTGTTTGCTTACTCTTCTCCTAATAAATTCTAATTCATGCCAACAGTTCTCATAACAACAGAGACAAACATGAATCCTTTTATGAAAGAATTTTGATAGATCACACTGTGGTCTAGGTTTTGTTGCTATCTCTATTGAGATATATCTTGATGGTGTAGTCCATCCCCTTTTAGGTTCACTTACACTTGCCTTATAATATACCCATCCTTCATGCACATGACCTAATTCTGTTGTCCAACGAACATAGTCATTTACCTGAGGATCATACATTTTTTTGCTGCATCAAATTGATTAGGTTTTTTAGAGATAAAATCTCCTTGTTTTTTTGGTTTACAGTCTCTTCTAATTCTTTTATATGTCTCTGAAGTGACGGAACCAAACTGAAGTTATTGGTCATCGCTCTAAGTTAAAAATGAGGAAACAACTTTTGAATCTGCATTGCTTTCCACCTTATATTTATCTGATTTGGATATGTTACCCCTTAATTTGCCATAATATTCTAGGAAATTGTCGTTATCTTCTGCAACAATTAGATCAAAACATTCTTCTTCATTGTCTGCTACTACAGTCCAGATTCCACCATATTCTGACTGAGGAAATGGTACAAAATGATCCACAATATACAAGAATTTCATTTTCTCCTGTGATTTTTTTCTAGTATTATAGTGACAGTATAGTGTATCAGTTTTCTTTTGTCAATTCAGCAGTTGAAAATAATATTCTACTCCAATGCTTATGCTTCTCATCTAGATTTGAGATTTTATCTCCTAAATCTAATTGTCTTTCCAATAAGTGTATCTTAGTAATTGTTAATTCTTCAGAATAAAACTTAATTGGTTGATTCCCATGCAGATTGTCACCACTCATACTGATTCTCCTTTGCTAAATTGACTAATGTATTATCTCCATCTCCTTAATCATTTCTAGTCTCTGAAACTCCTCCTGTAAATTGTAGTGTATTTTGTAAGATTCAGTTGTGACATAATATCCAACAATATCACTTCCATTACAAGAGTATCCATAACCAATCACCTTTTCCTTCTTTCCATCCACCAACATCTGTTTAGAACCATCCAGATATGATGAATATTTTTCATCCAGAAGAATCATTGTTACCCTCCATTAAGAACAATATCTTGATATTATAACATTATATAGAAAAGTTCTATTTAGACTTTATATTTTCTTAAGAGTTCCTCAATATAACTTAATCCAACACCCCATCTAGTGAGTCTAAATCCCTACCATTTCTTACTTTTTTGGCAAGAAGTTGCTCATCTACACCATCACCTACCTTTCCTAATTCTTTATCTAATTCTTTTTCTTTCTTTAATGCTTTGACTATTTCTTCATAATTCATTTGATGACCTCCCAGTTTTTATCAAACTCTTTATTCAACTCAAAAGAGAATTTATTTGTAATTGATGATAAGAAGTAAGTATATCTGTCCTCCTTAGTCACTCTACATGAGTGTAGTCTGTTCATGTAAAGATTAAACTGTTCCTCTGCATCTGTGGATCTAGGTTTCACACATACAAATTTCTGTTTAGTGAGTGTCATAATAATGTTAATAATAAAGCGAGATAGACCTTGATTAAACTAGACAAAGCTAGTTAGGCTTTTTAAGATTTTGAGAATTGATTAACCAGTATATTTTCCATAGATTCTGCCTCCTCCTCACACTGAGGTAGTCCTTTGACATGCTGATACACATGCCATAACTCATGCAATAAAGTTTCAAGATAACTTGTATAATCAAGTTTGTTATGAATCTCTATGATAAAGGATCTAGGTTTTGTTAGACTTCCCTCTACCAAGCACCAACCAAAGACACCATCACTTTCTAGGTTCTTAAAGACCAAAGAAATATCTAAATGATGTCTAGGTAGATATTGACTCTTAAACCACCCTAAAACCCTCTCAGAGGTGCTTCTACGCCTGTCTCCAATGATACTAGTATAAAGCATGACGAATGACAATTTGTGTCAATCTAACACCCCAATTCATAGCAATCATAAAAGTTGTTATAAAGATTAATTTTTCTGTGCTAGTCAGTTGCATTACAAGCGAATGAACTGTATATATTTTACCTTATTTTTTGTCTCTTGTCCATATCATGTGACACTTATTTTATTGGATCTAAGTTGTATGATAGGTTATAGTTCCTCTTATAGCTTTAGTAACATTGTTTATAGAACCAACATTATTTGGGGTTAATGCTGCACCTGTTGATGGACTTCTCATTTTACATCTAGTCTGACCTTGTTGTGCTTCTAATTGTATCTCTACAC